AGTAATCTTTTGACAATAGGTCGACCAAGAGAGAATGATATTATTTACATGCCTCTCTTTAAAAAGTTTTTCCAAATAGATTTTGTTGAAGATGAAGACCCAATGTATCAAATTTCTGATTTGCCTGTCTTTAAATTAAAATGCTCAATGTGGGAATATTCATCAGAAGCTGTAGACACAGGTATTACAGAAATTGATGATAAACTTACAAAAGAAACATTAGATAGACTTCAAAATCAATTTTCATTAGAATCAGGAACAACAGTTTCTGGATCTTTATTAGCGGAACAAGTAGATGGTAACATTGAGGCATTCCTTTCAGAAGATGGATTCTTTATGGTGGATGAAACAGATGGTGATAATTTATTATTGGAAGATGACCCTAATTATATTGACTATATAATACAAGAGGTTGCTTTAGCGACTGGAGTAGAAGATATTGCAGGTGCGGATAATTTGGCATTTGATACAGCTGCAGGCATAGATGACTTTGATTCAGATAATGATATATTTGATTTTTCTGAAAATAATCCATTTGGTGACCCTAGAAACAATTAAAGGAGATAATTTATAATGTTTAAGGACGCACAATACCATGAATTAATACGAAAGACGGTAGTTGCATTTGGTACATTGTTTAACGATATGTTTGTTTATCGAAAAAACAGTACAGGTAAAACAATACAAAAAATGAAAGTACCTTTAGCATATGGACCAAAACAAAAATTTTTAACAAGACTAGACCAGGATTCTGCTCGTACTGCTGCTGATCCAAAAGCAACTGCAATGACTTTACCTCGCATAGGTTTTGAAATGTCAACATTATCTTATGACCCAGCAAGAAAACTTAATCGTATTCAAAAATTTAAAAAAGTAAAGGGTGCTGATAGCAGGTCATTGCAACAAACATATATGCCAGTACCTTATAATGTAGGTTTTTCTTTATTTGCTATGGCAAAAAATAGTGAAGATGCTTTACAGATTGTTGAGCAAATTTTACCTATGTTTCAACCAGATTATACAGTAGCATTAAATGTAATGCCTTCCTTGGATGTTGTAAGAGATGTTCCTATTGTTTTATCAGATGTGAGTTATGAAGACAGTTATGATGGTGCATATACAGAAAGACGAGTGATACTGTATACACTTAATTTTGTTGCTAAAATGTATCTATATGGTCCTGTAACAAGTCAAAGTGTAATTAAACAAGTTCAAGTTGACCAATATACAGATACTAATGTTGCAACAGCAAAAAGAGAACAAAGATATGTTGTTACACCTAAACCAACTACAGCGGATGCTGATGATAATTTTGGATTTAATGAAGTTACTTCTTTTTATCAGGATGCTGATGATTGGGATCCTGCAACTGGTACTGATACAGAAGCTTAAAAATGAAAGTGTATTATGAAAAAAGTGGAAGACAAGTTGAATGAGATATTAGATATCGCTGAAATTAAAGTACAAGAAGAAAAATCACAACCTATTATTCCTCGTCCCAAAGAGAAGGACGATATAGATAGCGATTACAAATACAGTAGAGAAAATTTATATAGTCTTGTAGAACGAGGACAGGATGCTATTGATGGTATAATTCAATTAGCAAAAGATACAGACCATCCTCGTGCCTATGAAGTAGCAGGACAACTCATTAAAAATGTTGGTGAGGTTACTGAAAAACTTTTACAATTACAAGAGAAAATGAAAAAACTTAATGATGAGGTGGTAAAAACACCTAGTAAGGTTACAAACGCTTTGTTTGTGGGTTCAACAACAGAATTACAAAAAATGTTAAATAAGGATAGGAAGTGACTGAATCAAAAATATATTTAGGTAATCCAAACCTTAAAGCGGCAAATCAAAAGGTTCGATATACCAAAAAACAAATACAAGAATTTTTAAAGTGTCAGGAAAATCCTGTTTATTTCATTTCAAATTATTTAAAGATTGTTTCACTTGACCATGGTTTAATTCCTTTCAATATGTACACCTTTCAAAAAGAAATGGTTGACATATTTCATAACAATCGTTTTTCAATTGGTAAGTTACCTAGGCAATCAGGTAAGTCCACGATAATTGTTGCTTACATTTTACATTATACTATATTCAATCCTAATATTAATGTAGCAATACTTGCTAATAAAGCGGCAGTTGCTAGAGATATGTTAGGTCGTTTGCAACTTGCATATGAAAATTTACCTAAATGGTTGCAACAAGGTATAATTAATTGGAATAAGGGTAGTTTAGAATTGGAAAATGGCAGTAAGATAATGGCAGCTGCAACATCTTCTAGTGCTGTTCGAGGTGGTTCTTATAACATAATATTTTTAGATGAGTTTGCTTATGTGCCTAATAACATTGCTGAACAATTTTTTAGTTCAGTTTATCCTACAATTACATCTGGTAAAACTTCAAAAGTAATTATAGTTTCTACTCCACATGGTATGAATATGTTTTATAAGTTGTGGAATGACGCTATGCATAAAAGAAATAGTTATAAACCTGTTGAAGTGCATTGGTCAGAAATTCCTGGTCGTAATGAAAAATGGAAAGATGAAACTATTAAAAATACAAGTGAGAGCCAATTTCGTACAGAATTTGAATGTGAATTTTTAGGTAGTGTTGATACATTAATTAGTGCAACAAAATTACGGACATTAAGTCATATACCACCTATTAAATCAAATGCTGGTTTGGATGTTTATGAAGATCCAATAAAAGAGAAAAGATATGTTTGTACTGTTGATGTTGCAAGAGGCACGGTTAATGATTATTCTGCTTTTGTAGTCATAGACGCTACAAGTATACCTTATAGAATTGTTGCTAAGTATCGTAATAATGAAATTAAACCTTTAGTTTTTCCTCAAGTAATTCATAAAGTTGCAACTGTATATAATAAAGCGGAAGTTCTTATAGAGGTAAATGATATTGGTGGACAAGTAGCAGATACAATGCAATTTGATTTAGAGTATGATAATTTGATTATGGTTAATCAACGAGGACGCTCAGGACAAGTTGCAGGTACAGGATTTAGTGGTAAACAATCACAAATGGGTGTAAGAACAACAAAGGCAGTAAAAAAAATAGGATGTTCTAATTTGCGAGCTATGGTAGAACACGACAAACTTATTATAGAAGATTTTGATATTATTAGTGAATTGTCAACTTATATATTGAAAGGTAAGGATAAATTTGAAGCAGATGAAGGTGCTACAGATGATTTAGTTGCGTGTTTGGTTATATTTGCTTGGTTATCAAACCAAACATATTTTAAAGAGTTAACAGACCAAGATATACGAGCAAGATTAGTTGATGAACAACAGGACGCAATGGACCAAGATATGGCGCCTTTTGGTTTTATAGATGATGGTATTACACCACCAGAAGAGGAAAGTTTTAAAGATCCATATGGAACAACTTGGACACCAGTAAAATACAAACACGGACTCTAAAATGTGGGTATTATAAATATTGTTGTTAATAAATAACAAATTTAACAATTAAGGAGAACAAGATGGCTTTTTTAGTATCACCAGGCGTTCTCGTTACGGAAAAGGATCTTACTAATGTAATTCCTGCAGTTAGCACCTCTATTGGTGCAATTGGGGTTGCTAGTGAGAGAGGGCCGATGGACGAAATCGTAACGGTTTCGAGTGAAAATGAGTATGTAAGAGTATTTGGGAAACCAACTGCTGCTACATATGAATACTTTTTTAGTGCAACCAACTTTTTACAGTACGGAAATGCTTTAAGGGTAGTTCGAGCAACTACAGACTGCGTAAATGCAGGTGTTAGTGCCGGTGTTTTAATTAAAAATACAACACACTACCTAGATAATTACTCCTCTGGAGCTGGATCTGTTGGCAGCTGGGCTGCGAGAGAACCAGGAACTTGGGGAAATAACTTAAAAGTGTCCATGTGTACCAACGCAACTTCATTTGGAGGGGATCAAATGGGTGGTAACCTTGTCGCTGACGCTTCGGCGGCTATTGGCGATACAACTATCACCGTTGATGATGGCTCTCTATTGCAAGCAGGAGATATTTTAGAGTTTGGA